CCTAGTTCTGGGTCACGGGCAGGAATTTGCTGTAAGTTAGGGTTGTTCATAGATATGCGGCCTGACACTGTGCCGCCATCGTCAGAGCGTATCTGGTTGATGTGGCTATGTATTCGGCCATCACTGTGACAGTGCTTCATAATCGTATTGATAAACGTACCACTGGTCTTGTTCAGGTTACGTGCTTGCACAATATATTGTGCTAATTCGTGCGGATGTTCTGACAGAAATGCTTTTGTAAAAGATGGCGCACCTTTTTCTGTCTTTGGGTAGGGGATATCTAACTTATCAAAAGCCTGAGCTATAGATGCGGCCGCCCACAACTCTACCTGTCCACCAGCTATGTGCTGGATTTTGTCGAGCACTTCCTTTTCTTTTTTAACCAAATGGTTTCTGGTGCGCTCTACGCGGTCTTGGTCTACCCGCACTCCGCGCCATGTCATGTCTATCAGGCAAGGCAACAGGTCAAGCTCAAGGTTAGCTATGGGCCATAACTCTTCTTTTGTTAGTTGTGTAGACAGGTGGTTCCAAAGTTCTAGCGTAATCTCAGCGTCATTCTGTGCGTAAGGCCCGACATACATAGCAGGCATCTTCCAGAGGTCAGCCTTTGGGTCGAGACCAAATTCTCTTGCGGCCTCTTGCAAAGTTTTCTCTGACTTCACTTTTCCTAACAAATCGTAACAAAGGTTGTTCAGGCTAAAGCTGTATCTGTTTTCATCTAGTAGTGAGGCGATTAGCATCGTGTCGATGATGCGGCCGTTGATGGTAAAGCCCATCTGTCGTATCCAGCCCGCATCATACTGTGCATTGTGCATGATCTTATCTGCCGGTGACGCGAATACTTTTTTCAGCCAGTTGTTAACTATGCGCTCGTCTAAGTTGCCGCCACCCAGATGCCGGATAGGCACGTAACCTGCCCAGTCAGCAACAGCTATGGCATAGCCCACAACCTCGCCGTCACCGGTTGGCCATCCGGGCCCGTTGGTCTTAATGTTAGGGTCTCGTGTCTCTACATCTATGGCTATCTGCTTGGCTTCAAAGATATCTGGTAGCTCAGCAGGCGGAACCCACTCACTCTTTGGGGTAAACATTGTCATTTGTAGCGTCATAACTTTTCCTAACTGCCGCCATTTCTGTGCCCTGCACTATAACAGTCCAGCCGTTTTTTATATAGTGTTGGAGCATTTCTATGCGAATGAAGCGCACCATTAGTCCTCTCCACCCAGTGCCCCGTAGCCACAGATATCTACCCAGCTATCCTCATGCTCCGGTGTTTCTATCAACCGGCAGAGCTTTACCGCTATCATGCACTGATACACCTGCTCTACAGAAACGTCGGTATCCAGAAGCACAGACCACATCCGCGCGATACGGGCATGGTTTTCATGGGCATCGCCATATTCTTTGGCCCGTGGGCCGTTAACTAAGCTCTCTGCTTTTTTAAGTATCTCCTCACGCTTCATATCCAGTAACTCCGGTTCATATCTTCAGGCTCAACTAAGTAAAGGTTTTGCTTAGTTCTGGTTACCCCCACGTAAAACACGCGATGTAAATCATCAGGCGTGGCCTCTGATGCCTTTACTGCGGCTGGAGATAAATCTGTAAATAACACTATGTTGTCAGCTTCACCGCCCTTAGATCCGTGGATCGTGGATAGATTTATGCGGGGTATGGCATTAAACTTCTCGCCCCGACGTAGCAGAGCCGTGATGTACGCTCTCTCACCGCTGGGTAGCTTATCCATAGCCTCGTGCCATATCATGTCGATAGTAGCTAGTAGCCCGTGGCTTTGCTGTAGCTGTTCCAGCGTTGCTGTTTCATCATCATCAAGTGCAGGCAGTTTTTTAAACCCACGCCGCACACGGTCACCCACGGACATAAAATTGTAAATGCACCGTGCGGCTTTACCGGTTATAGCACGGCCTTTGCGTAGCTGTTCCCAGCCGTTTACCGCTTCGCTGATGTTTTCTGAGATAGACCGTCGTCCGCGTACAGCATACAGGTAGCCGCGACTCTTCAGGTCTTGGGTCGCTCGTTCTAAAAAGTAACCCGCTTGCGCCAACACCAGCCAAGAGCCCTCATCAAAATCAACATAGCTGGTGCTTGGGATACGTTGTACCTTGCCTTCTTCTTGACGAGGCAGATAGTTCTTTGGGACGCGGCGGTTTATGCGTTTAGCTATGCGCTCAGCCAGAGGATGCACAGATGCAGGCACCCTATAAGATTGCTCTAGCACTTCGTAGCCACCGTTGAGACCGATAAAGTGCTCAACATCCGCGCCAGCCCAGCGATAAATAGCTTGGTCATCGTCACCGGCACAGTAGATCCGTGAGCTGTGTTGCTCCAACACGTGTGCCACATCCCACTGTAAAGGTGACAAGTCTTGGGCCTCGTCTATAAAAGTAAGCGCAAGACGAGGGCAGAAGCTAGAGCCTTCTTTCACAAACACATCTAACATATCTGTGAAGTCATACAGATTATATCTGCTTTTATACTTCGTTAGGCTGTCCGCTATGTATTTCACGGTCGTCCAAGGTAGCTCAACCTCACTCTCATCGTATTGTGAGCGTAAGTCTGTCTTACGCAAACGAGCTAAGTTAATCAGACTAATGGCAGGATTGTCTGTCTTGGACAGGTCAAACACATCTTCTCCGCTGATGCTGGATTTATCTACGGTCAGGTCAAAGCCCAACGCACTGCCCAGCTCCTTATAGTTTTCAGGTTGCATCACCTGTTCCTGACGAATGCCAGACAGCTTGAGTGCAAAGCTATGCAGTGTGCGAAACCATGGCAGTTGTGATTTATCCAAATGAAAACGTGAACAGGCTCGCTCAACAGCTTCATTTGCTGCCTGTCTTGTGAACGCAAAGTAGCCGATATGTGAAGGGTTCACACCAGCGTGAAGAGCTTCGTCTACCTTATTAAGAAGCGTTGTGGTCTTACCGGTTCCGGGCGGACCGTAGATGCGGAAGATTTTAGTTTCCATGCTCCTCGTCCGTTACGTCTTCTATGTTTTCCATAAGGTGTATAAATACGGGCGTTTGTTCACCCACATATGCGCCTATGGTGTTAAACCACAGATACTCTACTGCCTCGTCGTAGCTCATGTTCTGGTCTTCAACTAAAACCGCTATGCATTTGTGGTAATCATACGCAATGACAGGTTCCTGCCCTGCACGGTGACACACCCCTATAAACGCTTTATCAAATCCATCTGCTTTTAACATTAAAAAGGGGCCTCCGTCTGCTTATCACCAAATTTAGGTGTACTCACTTCTATCTCTGATATTTTGTAGGCTGGTATGACCCACACTCTGACGGGCCTGCCTTTTATTTTCATTAAACGACTTTCACCGCCCATATCGCGCAGGCGTTGAGCAATCTTATGTGCTTTGTATTCAAAAAACTTATTACGTTTTAAAAAGGCTTCAAAGTCTTTTAACCGAAACACTGTTTCGCCCGTCTCTTCATCATTCCACGGTCTCTTTAACAGTATTTCTTCTTTGTCATTAGCTGTTTGTAAGTGAACACAGAACTCTTCAAGGTAGTCATAAAACTGACCGCTAATGCTTGCATCCTCTGATACTTCTATAACTGCGCTGTCATTGTCACGCATTTCGGACAGTAACGCTCCAATACGGCCTTCCCACACCTGCTTACTTACTGAGCGCGGCATAAAGTTAAGTTGCTCCATGCAGGCTCTTTGAAAGGTAGGCTGGCTCATCAAACCCTCTGTATCGAGCTCTAAGGGCTCACCATTAACGTCGAGGAACCACACTGGGGGTATGGAGTCATATTTACGAAGATTGGCTATGGCGGCCCCTTGGATCGCCGCGCCGATGCCATGCTTGCGTGTCTGGCACAGCTCTTTATTACAGTGTGCGTTGATGGGGCTGTCCCCACAGCGGTAGGCATAATCCTTCTTTTCTAGCTGTTTAGCGACTATGTTAACCTCATTCAAAGGTAGCGGCGGCTCAAGATAGGTCAAATTGTACGTTAAAATCTCTGACTCCCAGCTATCTGGATATGCTTTGCGTAAGTATACGCCAATATTAAACAGGCCGTTGTTACGGCCACCCTCAGAAATCTTGCTTTTTAACAGATGTTGGAGACACGGCGGGCCGTCTTTCATCACGACGGTTTCGCCCTCATCAGCTATCTGTAATTTTAGTAATTGCTCAGGAGTCTGCTTATAAGCCTCGTAGAGCGCGATAAACTCTTCCAAGGTAGCCGAGGTGCCATCGTCCTTGATTGCGTAGCGTAGACCCCCTTCAGCGTCGAAATAGGGCAGGTTTAAAAAATTACCTACGTCATCACGGTCAAGGCGAAGCTTAACCTGCTTTGGAAAGATCTCACAGCCGCCATAGCCCAAAGCCGCAGATATCTCTTGCAGTGTAGACTGCATATCTTTGGCTTCTACCCATGTGGTGGTGAATAGAAAGCAGTGTGCACCACCAGACTTTGACCGGCAGACAACTAAAGGCAGTTTTAGTTTTCTAATCTTTTCGATAAGGACTTTGTGGTCCAGCGGGTACTGGTCAATATCAATACAGCCCCACACCGACTTATTGTCTTCGTTGATTGGGATGATACCAATCCCGCGGCCCTCACCAGACAGATGTCCTTCCCACAGTTCCGTAGTCCGTGGTTCACGCACGATGGCGGCCCGTCCGGAGTGCTTTCCGTTCGCCTGCTGTTTTTCAATTTTATACGTGCCATACGCAAGCTTGAGCCCGTCGAATATGGCTGAAAACTTTTCTACAGACATGATAATTCCCGAAGGCGGGACGGCAAAATAGCTGAGGGATTACCCCAGATGAGCACTCTACTTTACCGCCCCAACTGTTTAGAACGGTGGGTTAGAAACCTGTGCGTCAGCCTGTTCGTGCTTAACGTCCACCTCACCTGCTGTGATGCTGGCGGCAAACTCCTTAGCACGGTTATATAAAGCGGCATCCTCAACCGGCCCTATACGACTGAACTCCCAGCCTGACCATTTACCCTTTGCATTCTCCTCAGTCATTGTCTTGAAATGGTAGACATGACTGAACCGCGGCGGGGTAAACCTTCCGTTCTTACCTTCCATCGTCAGCGACGATATCATGCTGTTTAGCTTACGAGACTTCTTTAACTGCGTTGATTTCATAGCAATCAAAGCTGTTTCAGCAGATCCATCCTCGTTGAGGACAATAACAAAATGCTGATGCGTCTCTTCTATATATGTTCCGGACCCATCCTGAACATAATCCTTAGAGTCAGTATCTGACCTCTTTGTTTCCGGCATCTTGTCGCCCGGTTTAAAGATTGCAACCGGTGCACCTGTGCCCTCACCGCGAGGTGCCCACTGCAAGAACCGGCGTTGGTAGGCTACAGGCACTACTTTAATACCATCTTTCCCTTTGTAGACCTGACCAGTTACAGTGTTGTACAAATCGCCTCTTTGGGCGGTTGGAAGATTATCTAACTCTGTGCTAAGAGCTTCCAAGATCTTGATGAACGGTAGGGCAAGGTCGTCCTGACCCATGTTCTCCAGACCCATACCGGCATCGTCTTCAAACAGAGAAGGGTCAAACTGGATGATGTCCGCGCTTTCCTTCTTTTGCATTTCAGTTTTATTTTCAGCCATCTTACTTACTCCTTTTAATGATCGCTTTGAAACCTGTCCACGCTCCGAAGAGTTCAGTCGGAAATTCGTCACCACTTTCCATCCGTTCTTTAACAAACGCACGTTGTGTCTGCGGGTGTACATTTTCCTTCTGTTCCGGCGCGTAGCCTTTGGCTTGGGCTTCTCTTGCAAAGGCCGCGGCCTTCTCGTCTTCGCCCATGCCAAACGTACAGGTAACCGTATTTTTGACGAGGTCACCATAACCATTCTCCCTTAGCCACTGAAAAGCAGCCTGTTTGTTTTCAACCAATATTGTTGCTCCATAAGTCGGCTTCACAGTGACTTCTGAACCATCGTCCAGTTTCATACTGCTCAAACCGATTTCTTGGAGCATTGTTGGGAGATCTTCGTCAGTCATCTTTAACAAAGCTTTCTTCTCGTCCTTGAGCCGTTGCTCAAGAGCCGCTATCTCATCTTCTTTGTTAAGGATTGCTGTACACATGCCGCTCACCGTGGTGAGATCTTGCTGGTCCAGCTTTTCGATACTTGAAGCTAAATCACGTTTGGAGTCGGCTTCCATGTCTTCAAACAAATTATTCATTCGTTGTTCCTTTTTCGCTATTGCTAGTGCTATCGCACCTTCTTGACAATTTTATATATAATCGTATATAATCGCTTAGTCAAGGAGAAAAACGTGAAAGACTATAAATTTAAAACGAAGCCGTATGACCACCAGCTAAAAGCTTTGAAAGACTCGTGGTCCGCGAAGTTCTATGCCTTGTTCATGGAAATGGGAACAGGCAAATCGAAAGTCGCAATAGATACCATTGGTGCATTGTATAAAGATAAAAAAATAACAG